CAGAGAATATGAATAATGCTGTGGCAGGCTTCTCGATGACTTCTAAAACGCGCCCACTCATCGTGGCAAAGATGGAAGAATTTGTCAGAAACAACCTAATTAAGATATATTCAACACGTCTTTTGGCAGAAATGAAGACATTTATATGGAATCACGGCCGCCCAGAGGCTATGAGGTCATATAACGATGATTTAATTATGGCTTGTGCAGTTGGTTGTTGGGTCCGAGACACCGCTCTTGCAACAAATCAGAGAGACTTGGAATATAACAAGGCGTTTCTTGGGGCGATAACTAAAAGTAGTAACCAGCTAGACACCAGAATAAAAGGCATGATTGGTGTTAGGAACATGAAGCTTCAAGAGGGAGCCAGAAAACACGCAAGCACAATGGAAGAGTTTCCGTGGCTTTTCAAGGGATAAAAGATGGCTAATAAAAAAACACAAAAGAACAATCCAAGAAACCCACAAAGTTTATTGTTCAGAAAATTAACTCGACTTCTCTCGGGTCCACTAACAAACTACCGAACACAAACTAATCACCGCTTAAGAAGAATAGACATCGACAAATATGCTTCGAAGTTTACTTCAGCTAGCGGTAGAGATTTTAAGAAGACAGCATACAACCCGTATGATAATCTGCAAGCTCAGGCAATGGCTAGCCAGGCACGAACCGAAAGGTATGTCGACTTCGACCAAATGGAGTACACACCCGAGATTGCCTCTGCTATGGATATCTATGCAGATGAGATGACGACTCACAGTGGCTTACATGAAGTGTTGAATATAAAATGCGACAATGAAGAGATCAAGTTACTGCTTCACTCCCTGTACTACGACGTACTAAATATAGAATATAATCTATTTTCGTGGGCTCGAGCAATGTGTAAGTATGGAGACTTTTTCCTATATTTAGATCTAGACGAAAAGGTTGGTGTCACTAGTGTCATCGGACTTCCTACTTCTGAAGTCGAGCGATTAGAGGGTGAGGACAAGAGTAACCCGGGCTACGTACAATATCAGTGGAATACTGCAGGGCTTACTTTTGAGAACTGGCAAATTGGTCACTTTAGGGTTCTAGGGAACGACAAGTACAACCCCTATGGTACATCTGTCCTCGAACCTGCCCGAAGAATCTGGCGCCAGTTGACTCTTCTTGAGGACGCTATGATGGCTTATCGTATTGTTCGCTCACCAGAAAGAAGAGTTTTCTATATTGATGTCGGTTCAATACCTGCACAAGACATCGAGCAATATATGCAAAAAGCAATGACACAGATGAAGAGAAATCAAGTTGTTGATGCTGATACTGGACGAGTGGACCTTAGATATAATCCACTCTCAGTAGAAGAAGACTATTTTATTCCTGTTCGAGGCGGCCAAAGTGGCACCAAGATTGAACCCCTCGCCGGCGGCAAATACACCGGTGACATCGATGACGTCAAATATCTTAGAGATAAATTGTTTTCGGCCCTTAAAATTCCGGCTTCTTATTTGTCTTCAGACGCAGATAAGGCCGCGGAGGACAAGACTACATTGGCGCAGAAAGACATCCGATTTGCCAGAACCATTCAGCGTTTACAGCGCTCAGTACTTACTGAACTTGAGAAGATTGGTATTATTCATCTTTATACTTTGGGCTACCGCGATGAAGACTTGGTAAGCTTTAAGGTCGCTCTCAATAATCCTTCAAAGATTGCAGAGATGCAGGAGCTGGAACACTGGAAGACGAAATTTGACATTGCCTCCTCGGCTACAGAAGGGTTCTTTTCAAAGCAGTGGCTAGCCAAAAAGCTCTTTGGTATGTCAGACGAAGAGTTTATCCGGAACCGCCGCGAGATGTTCTATGACCGCCGCTTCGAAGCAGCTCTTGAAACTGCTGCAGAAGCAGAGCAGGCGGCAGCGACAGCACCAGGTGGAGACCTTGCCGGTGACATGGGTGAAGAAGGCGGCGAAGGCATGGCCGGAATGGAGCCTGAATTAGGGGCCCCAACAAGCGACGAAGCTGACCTTGGCGGAGATACGCTTGACTTAGGTGGTGGCGAAGCAGAAGCAGGTCCAGAAGAAGGAGATCTCCTAGCGGCCCCACCAGCAAAGAGAGATGATGGTATAGGAAAGAGAGCCAAACGCGAAGGCGGCAAGACCAAAACAACAACAAGTAAGTCACATGGCTGGTATGAACCTAGAATGAATAAACCTGGCGGAGACAGAAGAAAATCTTCTGGACCTAGAAAGAAAAACATGAACAGGGCCGCGTCACCAGAGACAGGAACAAAGAGAAAAACACTCCCAGGAGCTTCAGAATTAGCTAGTCTGGTAAAAGGTACAAGTGTTTACGAGAGCAAGCTAACTATTTACTCTAAGGAAGAGGAGAACAAACTTCTTAAGGACCAAGAAGAGTTAAAAGTTTTGTTTGAGAATTTGGACTTAAAATCGAGGAAAAACAAAGATGAGACTGAAGCACAATAAGAAGAGAAATACTGCATTCGTATATGAAGCGCTTGTTCGAGAACTGACTAAATCAATTGTCAAAAACAATAAGAACAAGCAGAGCAAAATTGTTTCAATCATGAAGGAGCACTTCGCTAAAGGCACGGAGCTTAATAAGGAACTGGACCTCTATAAGAGCGTTTACGAGACTAAATCAATTGAAAAGCGCTTGGCTGAGAAAATCATAGTAGAAGTAAAGAAAAGTTATTCAGACCTTAACCGCAAAACAATCTTCCTAGAGCAGTCGGCATTAATCAATAAGATAAATAAAACTCTTTCAAAGAGTCTATTTGAAAATTTCGTCCCAAACTATAAAAATCTGGCAACCGTTTATTCTATCTTTCAGGAGGCTCTACCAGTAAAGGATAGGGTCTTGCTAGAAGAAAACATCATTCAGCAGATGTCAGAATCTTGCACTAAGGTAGAGGAAAAACAGCAACCAATTGATAACATTGTATACAGCACTTTCGTTACAAAGTTTAACGACCAATACTCGGAGACCTTAAATGAAAGTCAGAAAAACTTATTGGGTAAATACATATCATCTTTCTCGGACAATGGCTTAGAGTTAAAGTATTACCTCAATGAGGAAATCGGAAATTTAAAAGAACAACTTACTGAGTGTAAGAATATATCAGTAATCAGCGAAGACGAATCGCTAAAAACCAAAGTAGACCAAGTTTATTCGGTCTTAGACTCGTATAAGGACAAAGAGATTGACTCTGATTTAGTCGAGGTCGTTCTCAAGACACAGGATTTATTAGAAGAGATAAAGCAAGATGACACTATCAGTTGATATAAAGAAAGACCCAAAAATCTCATTAAAAGCCAGAAGAACGCTTGATGGGAACGTTATGATATTTGACCATGAAGACATAGATATTGTTCTTGCGCTTGAAAGTGGCAAGTGTGTTTCTTTCCCGAAGGAGCAGATGAGCGATAAGGCTTACCAAGCTCAAGATAGAATGTTTAACTTCTTAGCCAAGCGAGGCATTGTCGATAAGTCTTCTATTAGGGGCGGCAATATCCACGGCTCACTGGAAGCAAGTATCTTGGAATCCAAGATTCCAGGCGTTGACAAGCTGCAAGCTTGCCTTTATATCCTAAGCGAGTATTTGAACCAGGAGAAGCCATATTTTCGCAGCGCTTCTGAATTTGAAGACGATAGGCTGGATTATATGCTTCGTCCATCTCCAGAAGATTCCACAGAGTTGGGGGATGTGCCTCAAGACGCACAAAAGGGTTCATTGCACCCAGGCATTCGCCCTTACGGGTTTACTTACAACTATTCCCTTATTCGAGAGCATAACAAAGAGGAAGAATGAGCTTAATATATTTCTCCCTCTGTTGCGCCGGACTTACCCAAATAATAGTATACGGAAAAATCTTTGATAAAATCCGCCCTACCGAAGGCTGGTTCGGTCAGCTTCTATCCTGCACTATGTGCACAGGGTTCTGGTCAGGCATATTTTTGTGGTCCCTAAACGATTATACGAAACTATTTAGTTTTGACTATTCTCCAGTTACTGCTCTCTTTTTGGGCTGTTTAGGGTCGTTGGTTAGTTACATAATTGGTGCTGTTTTTGATGATCATGGTATTAGAGTTGATCACGGTTAAGGAGTTAGTATGAAATCTTTTGTTACCATAAGGTGGTATATAAGGCCCGTTGCTAATTGTTGCAAAGGAGCTTAGCTGACGCGGGTGGCCCCCGCAGGAAAAGGAAGTTATGAAACTTATAAGAGAATATTATGAACTTTGCGAAGGCGGTATATGCCAGGATTTGCTCACTGAAGCAGAAAAGAAGTTTGTCGCAAATGGTGGGCTCATGCTTTCTGGGCTTATGCAGATGGCTGAGACTAAGAATGGCAACGGCCGTGTATATCCACAGGCGATACTAGAAAGGGAGGTCAATAATTATAAGAGACTAGTCGAAGCCAAGAGAGCGCTAGGCGAACTTGACCATCCAAACTCACAAATCGTAAACCTAGACAAGGTCTCTCACCAAGTAACAAAAATTTGGATGGAAGGCAAGAAATGTATGGGCAAGATAAAAGTTCTAGACACTCCCTCTGGTAGAATCTTAAGGTCTTTGGTTGAATCAGGCATCTCTTTGGGAATTTCTTCCAGAGGTTTGGGCTCTATAAACGAGAAACAGGATGGAACAATAATGGTCGAAGACGACTTTCAGCTTATTTGTTTTGACATGGTTTCAGAACCATCCACACCTGGAGCCTTTATGATGACCGAAGCAAAAGACAGAAAGCTCATCACGACTAAGGGTGATAGGATCGACAGAGCGTTGAACGATATTTTATATAAATTTGAGAAGTAAATGAAAAAGTCAGAATTAAAAGCACTAATAAAAGAGTGCGTGAAAGAGACCTTATTTGAAGAAGGGGTCCTTTCTGAAATCATCGCGGAGGTCGCCTTCGGCATCACGAAGGCTCAAAGCCTAATGGTCGAACAGCAGCAGCCGACAAAGAAAGCCAATCAGCAACAAGTGGTTATGCAACAGCAACTCCAAGAAGAACGCGCCGAAGAACAAAGGAAGAAGCTTTTAGAAACAAAGCGTAAGATGCTGGACGCAATTGGCGGGGACAAGATGAATAACGTCTTTGAGGGTACACAGCCATTAAAGTCTGGGGGCTCAACATCTGGGCCTGCAACTCCTCACAGTCCTCTTACTGGTTTAGACCCTAGTGATTCTGGTGTTGATATAAGTGGTTTGTTTAGTTTAGCAGGCAATAAGTGGAAAGCACTTAAATAAAGGAATTATAATGGGCAGAAGAACACCGGTTCATGTAGAAATACAAATTAGAGACCAAGAACAAGTTGAGAGAATGATAAAGAAGTTCTCAA